GCTACATCATAGCTAAAATGCATAATGACCCTCTTAGAAGTATCTAAGCTATTGTCAGGCATACCATTTAATATTAAATCTTCAAAAGTTTCATATACTTTATATAAGTATTCGAATTTATAACTAGCAGAAGATAAAGCTATTAATTTATTGTTTGGCCATTGATATCTGTCTTCCTCTTTCATTTTGCCTTGAGCTATAAGGTCATCTTCAAGCTTTCTAACCTTTTCACGTTCGGTAGGGTTTTGAACAACACTTAAGAACGGCAAGATAACTTCGTTATATATATGCTCAGGCATTAAAAGAAACTCGTCAATAATAATCCTATGAAACCTAAAACCTCGAAGCTTTGATCCGTCACCCAATGGTAATGCAATAATTCTGGACTCCCCAATCTCTAATGTCCATTGATCATTCTTTTTAGATTTTTTTGTTATGCATTGTGCTAAAAACTGAGCCTCTGGTTTATTGGCAATGTCTTCGATTTTTTCAAATATCATTTTTGACTGCCTGAAAGTAGCCGCCATAATACCTATTTGGACTCCTTGATTAAATATAGCATCGAGAAATGCATATATGGCAGTACTGAAAGACTTAGACATACCCCGACTCCATATGCCCAGGAAATAATCCGTTTCAAGCATTGATTTAATTGCAAGGTGCTGAAATGGAAATAAATCCACCCCAGCGATAAGGTTGGTAGTAAAGGTTATATTTTCTCGCAAGAAATTATGTAAATGATACTTGGCATCTTTCTCTTCAAGATGCCCTGTTATTTTAAGTAGCTCCTCATTTACATTCGGAGTATTTTTATTAATTAAAAATTTACCTTCTTCCCAGGACATGATTATCGATAAAGTATTGGAGGTCTGTTTCCCATAGTTTCTTTCCGTAGACTAATAACTTAGGTATCATGTTCTGAGATTCGATACGGGCATCTGAGACATACTTTTCGTATGCCGGCTCAAATATCTTTTTTCTCATTACCCACATTTTTTTACTAATTTTACTGGCACGGTCTTCGTTTTTGACTTTTTTTAAATTAATTAATAAATCATTTAATTCATTATATTCATTATAAAAGTCAGAGTCGAGCTGGTCAAATAAATTTTTACCATTTTTACCAGTAAATATAAATTGACAACGACCAGCATATTCGTGAGACAATACTCTCATGTTATGCCAAATAAAAGACAAGTTAGATCTAGAACCAAATAATATATTATTATTTATAATTGATTCTATAGAGCCTTCTACAACAACAAATAAAAAAGCATCAAAGTGTTTTGCACGGTCAAGCTCTCGTTTGAATCGTTCGAAGCCCGTGGTTAATGTGCTCTTGAAGTCGCTTTCATCCTTTCGATCAACATAAGTATAGTTATAATAAGGGTCACCCACGGCATAATCACCAAAGTCTAACTTCAAGCTTGTACTTTTCTTAAACTCTAATGGTTTTCGCTCACGAGTATCAATCATAATCTTTACATCATCCAGTTCTGGATTAGAAACAAAAAAGTCTTTCATTAACCCCTTGGGATATAAAGGAGGAACTCCAGCTTCTTCACAGGCCTTAGAATAAGACCCGAAATACTCTCTAAACATATCAATAGAAGGCATCTTATTGAGACATAATTCAAGATGCGGAGGGGCAAACTTCAGTTCTTTGCCCGTTACACGGGCTTTGAGCTGTTTCAGCATCAAACCCCGAACTTCTTCAATTTTAGCATTTTTAGCCCAACTTATAAAATTATTTATATTTTTAAAGTCTCTATTAAAGTAATCATTAAAATCTTTAAACTCTAATAGTTCTCCTGTATGCTTATCTCTCTTCTGATATACTTGTATATAGTATTCTGGTATTGTAAGCTTATGTATCCTGGACACATGAGAGTGAAGGCCTTGCTTGTTCTTGCAGACCTTACCGCATATCTTACAGGTTAGGGACATAGTTTATTCGCTACAAGCCCAAACACTTAATAGGAGTAGGCCCCAGAAATTAGGCCGATTCCTGGGCAGCTTCTGCTTGAGACTTCTCTTGTTCTTCGAGTTCAGAAAGAATCTTGCCTTTGGTTTCGTCGTCTAATTCCTCAAACTTAGCTTCCGCTTCTTTAATGCAGTAAAACTTCGCTGCATGGATAAGTCCATTAAGGTTTAGTGACTGAAAAGTCGCATTAGCAAGAGATTGAATAATTTTTTGGTTTTGGTCTTCAGTGGTCATAATTTAAAATTTACATTACCTGTGTCTAATGATTTATCTTCAGGTTCTTTAACTTTTTTATAGATTACTTGTTCTGTGTCTGCTGTTCCGCCGACATCTTTCTCTATTAAGTTGTTAGGGTTAATGATTTGCTTTAAGGCTTTTATTATAACAAAGTCTTTTTCATTTACGGGAAGAAAGTCTTTTTCGTTTTGAAAAATCTCTTCAATTTGACTATATTCAAAATCACCTATTAATAATTCAATTTTTTTCATACTGCATCGTTTTTTGATATTCCTAATATTCTTGCTTTCCAGCTTTCCATATTATCAAGCCTAGTTACCTCTTCTTCAACTAATTTTTTCTGCATCTCTGCTATTTCAACCATTCTTCTTCTTTCAGATTCCGCCTGAAAGTTTTTGACGAGGGATATAATGGTCGCATTGTCTTGTCTGCGGTTCTTTAATCGCTCTGCACGGTCACCGTTGAGTTTTTTAATGAGAGACTCCATTCTCTTCTCGCATTTATCGTATTCATCGGTTTTTGATTTTAATACTTCAGCTAATCTAACAGTCATGTCCTGTTGGTCTTCGACTTCATTAAACATAGTATTTAACTTTTCGATATGATAAGTAATATTCTTTAAATTAATATAATCAACACAAACATTAATATATAAATTAATCTCATCACTTGTTAAGTCTGGTTTGTCCCATGTAGCTCTTATAAACTCTGCTTCAAACAATTCCCTGTCCTTCATACTTGTATAGTTGCTTATTACTTGAATAAGGCGGGGGGCAGAAAGGCTCCTGAGTAGAGCATTAATGCAATCCTCCTCCTCATGGGTCAGCCTGTCTTCTTGGAGCTCTATCATTGTATACATGTTTATTTTCTTGAGGCATGTAATATTTAATTTGGGAGGGCTGTACACCCTATTAACTGCACTCTCACTGTCATGAACGTAAGAGGGTTCATAATGCCGCAAGAATTCAAGCACGGTTAGATGCTCTTTACATAACCTTCTAACATTAGAGTCAGGAAAAAGTATTTCGGCAATTTGATAAGCACTTAATCCGTTTTGAGCCTGAGCCTTTATAAATTCCCTTTGCTGGTCATTTAGCTGGATGTCTGGAACTTTATCTTTTTTTGTAGTTCGATATTCCAAGTTTTCTTCTGCCAAAAACTCCCTTACAGATCTACCTTCTCGACTTCTTCCGTCAATATCAGGGTTATCAAATAACTTGCGAGTCAACTCTAATAAATCTGGAGTCTCTTTAAAGTTATCTCTAATGAATTGTTTTTGCTCGTCAGTTAAGTTCGTCATCGCCTAAAAATGCTATTCCTTTCTTGTTTAAAATTGCAGCAGCTTTGTCCTTTAAAGTCTTTTTTAAGTTTTTGATTTGTTTGTATCCGGCCTTTCTTCCTGTCTCTGTACTCTTAAAACCCATCTCATGAGCGACCTCTTCATCTGTCATGTTTTTAATAAATAATAATTCAAAAGCCTGAAACTGCCTAGGATTTAATTGTTTCTTTAATTCTTTTATTAATTTTGCTGATGCTACATCTATGTCTGTCCCAAGTACATTATCTGAACCTGCATCTATTTGATTTATATGATTTTCTAAAGATAATGTTATTTTAATATTGTATGCATTCTTCTTGCTCTTAGTCCACTTTTTGTATAGCGGGCATGTACAGTCTTGCTCTCCAGAGGCGGTAAAACTGCAAAGATTATACTCTGAATCTGAATTGAATGGACAATTTAAACATGGCCTCGCATAATTACTATAATGATTCCTTAGGATATTTTTCATCTGATTGGCGATGATTTTATTTATCCATGGCTTGATGGGGCGAGACTGGTCCCACTGGTCCCATTTATTGAAGATATGAGCCCGAATAATCTGGCAAACATCGTCGAAGTCAACCCAGGCAACTGATGTCAAAAACCAATTCTTTCTTCTTTTGGACAGTTCTTGATCTATTAAGTCTGAGTGATCTTCGTATGTTTGAATTTCTGGGCTGGACGAGGTATCTTTTTTTGAATTATTTTCCGGGTTTCTGCTCTGGTTCGACATTGACAATATCTCCGAATTTGTAAGTTTTGTTGCCTGATCCTTCGTGAGCTAAATCATAACTCAATTTCCCAATACTTGGAACATAGTCAATGTCTGTTTCATCATCTTTTAACGGCACTGAAGCTTTAGATTGCGATGTCTTTTTATTGAGGCCCACTTTTGTCTTTGTATTAGACTTAGTTAACACTCCTCCAATAGGTGAGCCGCATGAAGAACAAAATTTCGGCTTAGCCCCAGAGTATGAGACCTTGCCTCCGCATTCAGTACAATATATATGTTGCATATTATTATATAATAATTGACTGCAAAAAAAAATCAATTATTTATATTAAATATCCGCCTATCGCTCTTGCTTGTGCTTTTATAAATTTAAGTAAATAAAGTTCGAAGTCTTCTTCTCCAAATTTTTGCCGCATCTTCACTAGGTCAATATTTACCTTGACATAGTCTACTCCAAGAATGCCTATAATGTTGCCATTAAGAGTTTTGATTGGTACATTCAAGATTGACTTAACCCCCTTGGAGTGTAAAAGAGATGAAAATGCATGGTCATCTAATTTGTCGGAGTCAAAACTAAAAAACTTTCCGTCATCAATTAAATGGCTTATATAAGAATGGTAGTTTGATACTTTATATTCTTGCATCTCGATACATTCTCTACTGGTTCCTTCTGTGACAATCTCATGAGTGCAGCTAAATTTCTGCTGATGCCTGCCTGATAAGTAACTATTTCCATTGTGAAACTCAATCACATATGCTCTGTCTCCACCTAACTCGGTTAAAATGAACTCTAATGCTTTGTATACGTTCCTACTTTGAAGGGTGTCTTTAACGACCGGGTCTTTGCAGTCAGAATCACAGGGGGCTTGATTCCTATTTTTAAATATTCTATGCCCGAATATTACACTGGTTAATGTAGCCAGGGCAGTAATTACAGATGCTATTATTGTAGACCAATCGATCATTCAAAAAAATAGTACACTAATTTATTTACTTTTTAATTTTTTGACTATATATTTAAGTATTTCACTCCTAAAAATGTCTGACTCGTTAAATCGAAAGCAGTGAATTCCTTTTTCTTTGCTTTCATCATCGTCAAACACTTTAATCATATCATTAAAACCACTCTTTCCGTTGATGTCGCTTTGCATTGTGTCGCCACATACAAAAAGTTTTGTGCCTTCACCGATTCGAGTAATTAATGTAACAAGCTCTCTGAATGTAAAGTTTTGTGACTCATCGGCTATAACGATTTTATTTAACCAGCTCGCTCCTCGCAAGAAATTAATTGGCATTGCTTGAACTCTTCCGCTTTTAATAAGCTCTTGCTTGATGGTCGTTGTTTTTGGCAACATCTCGTCGAGCTTGTCTTCTAATGGAGCCATGTATGGATTAAACTTGTCTTCTATAGTGCCAGGAAGGGCTCCAAGGCCTTTTTCCGCGCTCTCTATAGCTGTCCTTACATAAAGCAGGTCGAGCTCGCCATCCTGCCTTAGTTGCCTAAGAGCAGCAAAGACCGCCATGTATGTTTTAGTGGATCCGGCTGGTCCAGAAACAAAAATTATCTTGCATTCTGGATCTAATGCTATATCTACAAATTTTTTTTGTTTTTCACTCAGTTTCAATCCTTTAATTCGGATCTTAGGCTGAAAGGCGTTATCGTTAATGATTTCAATCTCTTCTTGATTAATTTTTTTTCTTCCCATGTGTTTTTGTTAGGATTGTATATAATTACACAAAGTTTAGTGTATAATATATATATTATATGGGAAATTTATCAAAATACGACGTACTTAATTTATTATCTAAGAAAATGCCTTTTTTTGCGGCCACACAATGGCTCAAAAACCCACATGTAGGATTTGATGGTAAAGCTCCGTCTGACTTAATGAAAGATGGGGAAATCGATGCGGTTTATGCTCAATTAGAAGCCGATATCAACGCTAAAAAGAAAAATGGGTAGAGAGTTTGCCAGATTTTCCGCAGAACTTAGCGAGACTTTTGATTTGAGCAAAGGTCTTGATACCGAGTCCCCAGGGGTGTCTTCCGCTAATTTTCATGGGCCAAAGGGTTCTAGTACGGATATTACCAATTCTTTTGCTAGTTTGAATGCGATTGCATCCAATAATACTAGGTATACTATTATTGATATTAAAGGCGAAACTCAAGAAAATGGTGGCGGCACCGGCGGCGGCGGCGGCGGCGGTAGTCTATTAGAACAACTCTGGCCTCGTGAAGATCTAGTAGATGGATTTTACGAAGTAACGGATCCGGATATTATATATTTGCACATAGCTTTTCAGCATTTTTCTTTGGGTTTTAGCGAATATGCTCATTTAAAAACATACAAAACACATGCAGGCTCAGACACATCAACTGGCTGGACTGATGAATTGGTACATTATCAAGGAAGAGGCGCTGGTGATGGGGATGGAAATGTATATGAGACTGCAGAATATCTAATTCCTGTGCAAGAAACAGGTGCCGGAACGAGAGGTATATTTGTTGATACGTTGAACAAAAACTGGTTAAGAATTATCGGTCACATGAAAAATACCGGCGGCGGCACTGGCGGCGCAAATGTCACAACAGACACGGTGGCCCCAACTAGTCCATCAGATGGAGATCTTTGGTTTGATGAATCAGTCGGCAAGCTTTATGTTTATATAGACGGCACTGGATGGGTGCAAACTAATGGTGGCGGCTCTGGCGGCGGCGGAGTATTTAGTACAGGATGGTCAACAAGTATACCTTCTGCCGATTCGGATGTAACTTATACGCATAACTTAGGTACGGATGATATACTGTACAAAGTTTATGTGAGGGATAGCTCAGGTAACGAACACGACGTAACATCTG